CATAAAAATGAAATCCTTGAAACTCTTCATTGAATGTTTTTTTTATTCTATTTTTGTCAATAGCAAAAAACAATCCATCAACAACAACAACTTCCTCTAAATTACTCCCCAAATCTTGTGAATATGATGATAACCAAGTTTTACCATTATGTGTATGTGCTACTTTTCCATACATTTTTTTCATATCTTCCCACCATCTACCCGATGTGGACAAAAACTTTGTACCCGCAACACCAACTACTCCATAATCTAAATTTCTATCAAAAATTTTGAGTAGTTTGTTACCCCATTGATTAGTTTCAATAGTCAAATCATCATGACAGAAAACAACTATACTATTTGAGGCTTGTGATAAACCTCTATTATATGCCGAGGTTAGAGATTCACCATTATTAACGATTTCAATAACTTCCAACTTGTTATGTAAACCAGAAGTTTTAATTAAATGTTTTTTATGTTCTTCATTTGAAGTTCTTGTACAATATATTATAGTAATCATATTCCTGTTGAGCCAAATCCGTTATCACCTCTGTCTTTTTGACCTAAATCTTTCTTTAGTTCCAAATCAACATATTTTCCGTTTATTACTGGACATAAAACTGCTTGTGCAATTTTCATTCCTTTTTTTATTGTTACTTGGTCTGAATTCGTATTAAAAATTATAACTTTTACTTCACCCAAATAACCGCAATTATGTATCAAATGACTATTACAAAAGAAGTTATGATTATTACTTACTGTTATATCATAAGTTTGTTTTTTTTCTGATGTTATTTTTTTAATCTTCGTTGTTTTCATATATAAAATTTTTTAGTTCTTCAACTGAGTAAAACAATTTATAGTTTGGGTATTCTTTTAATGCAAATTGTTGTTTTACTAATACTTCCTCAGTTTCCCACCCCTTTAGTTCAATTAAAAAGATTTTACCATTGGCTAATTCAATGTAAAAATCAGGAACATAGTTTCTGTGTAGTCCATTATAAAAATATCTTATTCGAATACCATGTTTGTTCGTCCATCTTTTTATAAAATTAACTGAGTCAAAAAAAATCATAGTTTCCAATTCATATGAGGATGAATATAAAAAGGTTTCATTTTCCTTTGATTCATATTTTCCTGTTTTATATTTGTTACTTGTATTACTTAATTTACCTGTACTATATAATTCAGAAATAATTTTTGACATATTTTCCCTAAACTCTTTTCCTTTTTCACATCTACCATCACCCAACACTTTTACGATTGATTTGATTGTTTTTTGTCTATACTCCTCATTTTCCCATCTTTCTTTTGATGTTTTTGATATTTTTTTTATTCTATCTTCAGATTTGACCCACTCTTTAAATTTTTCACTTTTATGCCAATTGGTAAAACCTGAATAGATTTCGGGTGTTTCTTTATGTCTCTTTTTTATAATATTAGACATTTTATTTTTGAATTCAGATTTATTATGGGATACTTGTCTAGATTTTGTCATTTTTTGTTTATATTCAGTATCACTCCATTTAGTTTTTTGTTTCTCTGAAAATATTGTTGCATATTCTTTTGATTTAACTAAATTACCTGGATATAACTCTTTGTATTCTTTTGAGGTTAATTTATGTTCAAATTTTAAATGTTCAACAATTGAATATTGTTTTTCAATCCCACAAATTTTACATTTTACTGACATACTTATTATCTTTATTGATAAATAGTATCTTGGTTAAAAAAATACAATTATCTCATCATTTTCTTGTAAATCTTTGGCCAAAACAATCCCTTTATTTGTATAAATTTCTGAATTGGGGGTTACCTCAAGTACACCTTCTTCAGTCTCAATTTTCAATATATCTTGTACATTAGTGTCAAAAATTTTAAGAACAATATCTTTTTCAATTTCTAAACTTTTTTCATTGAATGAAAATACTATATCATTTATTTTTAAATCCTTAATATGTTTTTCACCATTTATAGTTAAAATTTTCATATCTTCAGAAAAACAATCCACAGTTCCTGGTGAATTTAATACAAATAAACCCTGATTTATTGCTAAACCACTTTTTGACCTTACTTGTATTTCATAACCATCTTTGATGTCAAAGGCCAATCCTGTTGGTATTAAAGCTCTACCTAATGGGTTTACAACAATTTCTTCTGTTGAGTACAAGTCAAAGCCTGAGTCACTTATATAATTGTAACTAGGGTCAATAGCATCGGGATTAAGTTTAGTGTAACCAAGTATTTGTTTGGGGACATAATTCAACATTTCTTGTTCTAGTTGTTTAATGTCAACTCCATAAGTTTCATAGATAATATTGTAATCTATTTCATCTTCCTTTCCTTTTAAATAATTTTGTAAATCATCGACTTGTTTAAACAAATCTTTCATATTTCCTTGCATTATCTGAGTTCTTTTAACTTTTTAATTATTTGAATTAAGACATCAACATCTTTTTCACAATATTCACTAATACCCTTGATGTTTTGTTTTTCCCAATATTCTGAGTGAACTTTATCACCTTTTACCTCACCATCCTTTGGAGTTGGTATATCCATAGTAGAACATAATAAATCGAGTGACCCAATTGAAGAATATGCCCCATATTGCCAAATTTCTTTGGTATCAATTGCTTTGATTTCCCAAGGTTTTGTATCATATGATGGAAGAAGTGCCGGAGGCATCAATCCATTAATAATCATACGTTTTGCCAACATTGGGATATCAAAGTTTTTCAAATTATGTCCACACAACCAAAAATCTAACTTTGCACATTTGTTTAATAAACCTTGAACATCTTTCAACAATTGATGTTCATTATCATTTGAAAATGTTTGTTTTCTAACAGACCCATCATCTAAAACAAATGCAAAACTAACACAAATAATTTTTGCAAATTCAGGAACTAAACCAGCTCTACTTGAAAATACAATATTTTTTTGGTCTTCTTTAATTTCGTTATCTTCAGGAAACCTTTTCAAGAACCAATCAAAATATTTGTCAAATTGGTCAGCCACAGATGGGTTTAAATTAGAACACACATCATAGTTGGGACAACCCCCAACTGTTTCAATGTCCATAAATAAAATCTTAGTAATTGGTTGTTTGATTAACATATATTTTTATTTAATTAGTGATTTGTACCATTGAGCTCTATCTCTTGTAACATTTCTTAAATCATATTTGTCTTTGACTGACTCATATAATCTCTCACCCAAATCTACGATTAAATTCGGATTATTTACAAGAAATTTAATATTTTTTGCCCAATCACTATGATTTCTTTCTTCCTTAACTAACAAAGCATTTCCATCAGTAAAATTACCAAAACTTAAAGCGTGTTTGAGGTCAATTGTATAAGGTCCTACTTCAGATGCAATTAATGCTTTTTTATAAAAACCAGCCTCAATAACTTTCAGTTGAGATTTTACTCTATTGAATATATGGTTTTTGATTGGTGCCATTGATATATCAAACTTTGAATAGTTAGTTGCATAAGTATTGATTGGTTTAGTCCAAACTCGTCTATATGGTAAATCACTTATATTTGGGTATTCTTCTTCTTTAAACTGAAGTAAAAATTGTTTGTAGTTATCATCAATTGTACCATATTTATTCGTGAAAATTTCTTCATATCTCGCCCAAACTGTTTCGTCAGGGTTGATTGGTCTTTGTTTCTTTTCACCTGTTTGTTGGTTTATTTCAGTAATTGTACCTCTTGTATCAAAACCACACAACACATATTGTACCTTATCCTTCAAAGATATATTCTTTGAGACAAATCCCTCTAACAATTTCAAGTCATGTAAGTGAGATGAACCACCTAACCAACCAATTCTTATTCTATCTGATTTCTCAGTAGGTTGTTTAAATTGACTTTCAGTTGGGTCGATTGCATTTGGGAAAATGACAACATTTCTATTTAATTTTTTGATTTCATCAGCAAAGATATTTGTAGTTGTAGTAACATAACTTGCAACTTTTAAATTTGCCATAATTTTCTCATGGATTTTGTCTTGTACAATCAATGTATGAATTGGGTGCTCCTTTCCTGGTAACCAATAATCATCCAAATCTACAATAACAACAATACCTATTGATTTCAAAAAATTAATAATACTTGGTGTATGTTCGTAACTATTACCAATATTCCTATGTATATGAACAATTTGATATTGTTTCCAATAATTTACATCATTAATTCTAGGTTGATAATCAATATCCACGTGGAAGTCATCTGGATACATATTTTGTAACATTACATGGGGGTCTACACTTCTGAATTTTCCAACTCCGGTCGTGTCTGAGGGGGTTACTAGAACTCTAATTTTTGACATATTTTTTAATAATTTTGTTTAATTTTTTATCATCTGAGAATTCACGTTCCCAGATAACTTCTAAATTATAACCCATTTTTTTCAAATAATCAATTCTTAGTTTATCCTCGTCCCATATTTCTTTTGCTGTCTTTTTTTTGTGCGGGTGAAAATAATCAGATTTATATTTTTTGGGATTACAATGCCAATAATCACCATAAAATTCAATAATTAAATTGTATTTTTCAATAAAAATATCACATATAAATCTATCAATAGACACAGTTCCTTTAGCATCTATTCCCCTATTTTTAATTTCACTCAACAATTTTTTTTCCAATTTAGACACACAACTTTGTTTTGGTGGATTTTCAGATATTTTTTTGGAAATTAAATCGAGTGTTTGTTTACTATGTTTTTTCCCATAAAAAGGATTTCCTTTACCTCTCTGTAATAATAAACTACAAGATTTACAATTACTACTTTTTTTTATTGAGTTGTAATAATTACGACACAATACGGATTTATTTTTCGAGGTTTTTTGGAATTCGTTTTTACACATCTTACACGTCCATGATAATGTAAATTTGTCACCAACTTCTTTTATTTTTAAACATTTACATCTATCTTTATACCTCGTTAGTTTGTGTTTTTTTATTACAGCTAATATCGTAGGTTTAGATAACCCCACTTTACGTGAAATCATTACAGAACCCAACCCTTTTTTATATTCCTCTATTATAAATTTTTCAGTTTCAATGTCCATAATCAATATATTTTATATTATATAAATATAAACGTTATGTCAAAAGGAAAGTATTACCCTCTAAAAAAACGAAACCCCACAACTTGAATTTCTTCAGGGGATGTGGGGAATAAGAATTATGAAAAAAATAAATTATTTAACTTTTTTAATACGTGTTACTTTTCCTTCGAAAATGTGACTTCCAACTTTAAATTGGAACATATCATTTGTTTTATTTGTACTTTCAACTAACAGACCATTTTCACCTAACACTTCTTCGATAGTTTCTCTAATTAAATCTTTTAGAACATTTTTATCCAAGTTGGATGTTACATTCTGTGATTTCGTTTCTTGTACAACTTTTTTTGGTTGGTATGGATTAACATTATTAGCAATGTCATTGTTCATTAATCTTGCTGCTTTTTCAACCAATTCATTACTTAAAACTGAACCCCCACCACCCATATTGTTTGGTTGATTGATTGGATGTTCAATCATTAATCTTTTAATTTCATCAGGTAATTTAGATGATAGAATTCTATCCTTTGTATTTGTGTGTTGTGGTATTTGTTGTTTAGATTCATTAACACCCATAAATTCCTGAGGTATGTTGAATTTAGCTTGTGGTACGTCAAATTCTCTTACATTAGTATCAAAATTCATATTACCCCCACCATTTGTATTTCTAGGGGTCTGATTATGACGTTCCATAATCTTTTTAGATATAGCTAATTTGTTCATTAAATCATTTTCGTTCATATAATATTTTTAATCAAATTTGGCATTTATTATAACTCTATTCATAGATTTGTCTCCACTTGGATTATAGTTGGGTCTAGGAGTTTCAAAATTATTTCCTGTTGGTGTTAATGACATAATCCTATCCAATCTAAAAAGTCGCCAACTTGGTAGTGGTTTTTCTCCTTTGAATCCTCTATGGGAAGCTCCCTCCAAATCCCAAGCTCTAAGAACTGGATTACCTTTTTTTGAATAACCAAAACATACGGGTTCGATTTCTCTTAAACCACGTCCACCTGGTTCTTCTCCATCATAATAAATAATAACTCTATTTTTATTTCTAATTGAGTTAATTACGGATTCGATAGAAGCTACTTCTAAAATAAGATTTTTGGTTATGTTGTAAAGTTTCATTACGCTGGTGGAGTTGTATAAGGTTTGTTTACTTGATACTCGTTCACTTTGATTTCATTTTTTCTTTCAACAATGTCAGTACGAGTTCCAATGTTTTGATTATAAACATCTAAGAAATTACCAGTACCTCTACCTTTTTCGTCACCATCAGATAAAGCATTTGGATTAACTGAAGAATATTGATTATTCGTTGCATAATCATTTTTGGGAAAAAGTTTTTTTCTTTCAGCTTCAGCGATTCTTGACAACTCATTATCAGGTTGTGCAAAACTTAAAGGTTCTACTTGAGCCATATTAAATTAATTTTTTTATTAAATCATTTATCCTTTTAAGGTCTTCAGTTACTTGTAAATTATATTTTTCCAAGGTATTTGAATGACTTTTACTTGGTCTATTAGTTGTTGTGAGATTATTTTTTTGATGTGGTTGTATGTATTGATTTGGTAAAACAACTGATTTTATTTCTTTTCCTAATGAAATATCATCTCTCATCGATTTCAACATATTATTTACCCAACCTTTAACATAGTGACCACCATTTAAAATAAAAGGTAAATCATTCTGATGTCCGTTAAAATTATCAAAGAAGTTCTTCATTCTTTTGAGTTGTTGATATGTTACAAATCCGGTATCTCTGAGTTCTCTATTTCTTCTAAATCCTTCTGTACTTTCATCGGCACCAATAGCATTATCATTACATTGTTTAAGATAAACAATAACGTCTTCAGGTAATTCTATTTTTTTGCCGTATAAATCTTTATTCACTTTTTTTCAAAACATTAATTAGTTTATTCAAACTTATACCTTCTTTTTTTGCTAATTTTTTGATACTTTCTAAGTTCTTAATTAAAATTTTAGATAAACTATCAACTTTCTCAATAACTTCACCATCACTACCCCCCAACTTATTAGTTATAATATCTTCGACCATTTTAACCATTTTGTTTTTCTTTTCTTCTTCAATTTCTTTTTCGGTCAATCTTTGTTTTAATTTTCCTTTTCTTTTTTTTACATTTGGAATTTTACCTAGTTGTTTTGTTCTTTGAATTCTTTCTTCAGGGTCTTCCACACCCATCTTCTTAAAAGTTTTAAGTGTTTCTTTGAAATCCTTATTTTTAGTTTCTTCATATCCAAAAGCATCGGACATATTTTCTTCGTCAATAACTTCACCATCTTTATTTTCACTTTCACCATAATAAACACGATATCCTCTTGTAACTGGGTCGTTTGATATTCTTGCAGCAACCACTGTTTGGTCCATAGTTTTTTTAGGTGTAAGATACTGATTCAAAAAAGGAATCTTAGAACTTAAAAAAGTACCATCAGTGTCAATCAACTCATCTATTTCTTTTTTGGAATATTTTTTTCTTGATTTGGTTATTTTTTCAACTTTACTGACAACATTTTTTAAGTTTTCTTTTTTAAATTTTTTCTTAGTTGGTTTTTTGTCTTCAGTTAATAAATTGTAGGTTGTATAGGTCAACGAAAAGTTTTCCCCATCACCTTCGATAATGAAGTGATAATGGTCATTGAAATATTCTTTTCTGAATTTGTTCATTAGTAATTTTTCTTAATAAATACTTCGTATCAAAGTATTTATTCTAAAAAAGAATGTCATATCAAAACATAAATCAGTTTAACCCATCAAATTGGTTTTTGAAGCTATCATTGGAGACACAAGATATGTCTCTTACTTCTGATGAAGTAAATTTTAACCAAGAGGTTGTTTTTTCACCATATTTGATTGCTCAAACATATGGTAACAGATTACCTTTTTATTTTGATATTAATAGTACGGCATCCACTCAAAATTTAATTTTGACGTACAAAAATTATAATTTCAATAATGTTTTTATTTCTGAAAACTACTATAACCCAAAAAATGAAGTTTTAAGTTGTCAATTGTCAGGTTCATCTTGTGACATTGGTTTGACAGGAATTGACAATGGTTTGGTTACTGGTATGTCAGCACAAACTATTGTTTTCACAGATGGTCTATTGCCAAGTAATTTAGAATTCAACAGATTGTATTTTGATAGAAGATTGAAGTTACACCAAGTTACAGGATTTACATCTACCAACTTGAGATTTTCAGGTTTCGATAAAAATATTTTGTATGAAGTTGTAAGTAAGGAAAGTCCATATGTCGGAAGATACCACGAATTATATGGTGGGTTTTATCAAGGTTTTTATAAGTTATTTGGTTACGACTACAATATTTTCCCTGAACGAATGAACAAGGGATGGGCTGTTGAATTACTTTTGAAACCAAGATTAACAAATGAGTTTTCAGGTACAACTGGTGAAACAACCCTAAATGAAATATATCCAAACAATAAAAATATATTCTTTTACATAGGAACAAGAGCCGAAAACAAATTCTATCACCACGCAGATGGAAGTCCTATTTGTGATTCAGGTTATACAAGAGTAACATCAGGTTTAACTAAACTTCAAACTTGTGCTTGTTGTAATTACAACATTACAAATAGTAGATGTATATATGTTTATCCCCCTCGTTCAGTAAATGGTGTACACGACCCTCATGTCAATTACGGATGTGATAAGTGTGGTGGTCACCCTGAAACAAAGATTAGTTGTGGTTGTGGATGTAATGAGTTGGCTTGTCAAACTTGTGGATGGGAATGTCAAACACATACTTGTGATGTTACTATACCAGTAACTCCGACACCTACACCAACACCAAGTCCAACACCATCTTGTAATCCTTTCCCACCACAAACAACTTGTACACCTACTTGTACAAATTGTAATGATTGTTCGTCTTGTAATGATTGTACGACATCAGGGTTTACATCTATTGAGGACACTTGCGAGAAGAATCCATTGTTGGATACAATGTCGAATGCTTTGGCCATAAAATTATGTGGTGACCCTAAGAATCCTGGTATTGGGATTAGATTTTTAAGATTTACAGGTGGATGTGAAACTACGGGTACTTGTACAACTGGTATTACATATACAACTGGTTATACAATAACAGAAATATGTACACCACCGATATATCCAACTTGTTTACAAGTAAATCCTGCTTGGTTGGATTTGGAACATTGGTTTCAGGTTGATGTTGTTTGGGAAAGATATAATTTCTTGGATGAGTGTGATTTATATTGGAGAGGTGGATTGGGTGACATAACTAAAAAGTTATTTTTGGAGGGATTGGTAAATAATTCTGTATCGTTGATTGCTCCACCATACACAAGAAATGAAACTGCTTTACAAGTTGAGTTGATTAACTTGAATGAGAAGTGGTTACAAGAGGGTAAATATAGAAAAGGTAGGTTGAAGATTTATGTTAATGGTAAGATATTTTATACAATAGAGGACTTTGAGGAGATTATACCTAGAGCTTTGAACACTGATAAAGAAAAACAAGTTGGTGTTCCATTTAATATATCTTGGGGTGGTGGTACACAAGGATTGAGGGAGAACTTAACATTTACATCATTAAGTAATCCTGATGGTCCTTATCAACAAGACCCTGAATGTTTTCCAATTAATGATTTAAGTGGAACAACATTGAGTGGGTTAAATACAAATATATTAATTGAACAAAACTTTGCTGGTACATTTGAGGGGGCAATATCTCAATTGAGAATGTATGTTACTCCATTATCAGCACCAGAAGTGAAACATAACTTCAATTTGTTAAAAACTCAGTTTCAAATGTTTAATCCTGATTGTCCTGATTGTTCAACAATAGTTTGTGAACCTGATGATTTCACATTCACAATAAATTAAAAATATGTAATTATAGTATGAGTCAATCAATAACAATTAGTAGTATAAATTATAGTGGGGAACAAACAAGTATTGTGTTTACACCACAAGGGACTACTAATGTGTTTAACTTGGGGGTTCAAACTCTACCTTACACATTTTCATCAAATACATTGACACCTCCACAAGAGATTTATGGGACTTATAGTATTTTATCATTGAGTGGTGATTGTTTGAGTATTTTGAATGTACCAAGGCCAACACCAACCCCAACACCTACTATTACACCTACAAGGACTCAAACTCCAACTCCGACATCTACTGTCACACCAACACCGAGTTATGACCCTTGTAAAGTACCAACTCCGACACCAACAACGACACAAACACTTACACCGACACCAACGATATCTGTTACACCAACAGTTACACCAAGTAGAAATCCTTGTGTAACTCCAAGTAAGACACCAACTGCGACACCTACACCTACTAAAACACCACCAACAACGGCAACACCAACAGTTACACCTACTATAACACCGACTAATACACCAACGAATACGGTGACACCAACGACTACACCTACTACAACACCAACGGTGACACCTACGATTACACCAACATCAACTGTGACACCAACACCTTCAGTGAGTCCTTTAGGACCTGAATCACCAAAAATATATTATGGTAAGTTCAGTGGTTCGTCAATTACTTCAGGTGAAACGAGTGGATTAACTAGTGGTTATACAAGTAATCCTGTTAATAGTGCTGTTGTACTGCCAAGTGGTTCAAGTGGTGATTATGGATATATTTTAATACCAACTGGTTTAACACAACCAAGTGAGTTTAGAGATAGTAGTGCGGGATGTTTAGGTAGTTTAATACCATTTAATAACATAGGTACGATAATTATAGTAGACGCTAATGGGTTTAGCATAACATACAATGTATATAGGACATTCTTCCCATTTGTTGCAAGTGTGAGTGTGTGGTTATGTCCTTAAAAATTAAATAATAATGGGTTCATTTAGTTTATCAGGGGGTGTTGAGGTTTTTGGTTTTATTTCTCCGAGTGATACAACGGATACATATCCGGTGATAGACCCCTTATATGGTATTGATGGATTAAGAAATGTTGATTTATTAAGTGATTTAAATAACATACCAACTTTGAGAAGAAGAGCTGGTATGGTTGTGGGTATAGGTGGAGGTACGACCTATTATAAATTAAACTTACCACCTTGGACAAATACATTATCTGATTGGTCTATTTTTAATTCAGGTGGTGGTAGTGGAACATTTACTGGTGGTACTGTGTCAGGTGCGACTATTTTTTTGGATGGACTAACAGCAAATACAATAAGTGGAGGAACTTTTTTTGGGGATGGAAGTGGTTTAAGTGGATTGACTGATACATATGTGACTGGTGCAACATTTAGTGGAACATCGTTAATCATTTCCCAAAATGAGAATCAACCCAACATAACAGCAACTTTATCATCAATATCATTATCTGGTGCATTATCTTCAATAACATTCAATATTGTTTCAACAGCAGGAATTTCGGCTTCAACAATATCTGCAACAACATATCAAAATTTACCACGAGATGTTTTTGTAACTGGCGGTACATTTAGTGGTGGAAGTATTGTTTTTACAAATAATACTGGGGGAACATTCAATGTTTCAGGTATTTCTTCTTTTGATACATTTGTTACTGGATTTACATATTCTAATAATACATTCACAATATCAAGGAATAGTGGTTCAACTCTAACCGCAAGTATTAATAGTGTCACAGGTTGGACAGTAAATGGTAATACAAGTATTACTGGGAATTTAATTGTAACGGGAACATCCGCTTTGAATGGTACTATTTCTTCATCAGGATTGGCTGGTTCAACAGATAGAATGGTTCAAGTTAATTCAGGTGGTACTATTTCAGCAAGTGCCGATATTATACCAGCATATATAACTTCAGGTGGAACTATTGCCAATTTATTAGATGACACAAATAATTGGGATATAAATGGAAATTACATTGGGTCAATTATAACGGGAACATTTCAAGGACAAAAACATTACAATAACAATTATTTTTTTGAAGCAGTTGCTGATAATCTCTTTATTAGATTTATTAGAGGATAATGATTGTAAAATATGGAAATAATGTTACAAGTTTTAATAATAGGTTTCTTAATTTTCAAAGTGTAATTACCCAACCCTATTTGCAATTAAATACAATTGCCACTTATCTTCGTAATTATATGTCGGATTTTAGAAATCCAAGTTTTTATACATATAGATTGGATGGTACTGGATTTTACATATTAGATGGAGGTGGTGATATGTTTGACCAAGGAAATATTACAACACCTTGGTTATCAACCGGACTTTCTTATACAGGAAGTGCTGCTTATTCACTTGCTGCTTATCCATCTGCAATTACTTATACAAATTCAGCAACAACAATAATTGACACTGATTTTTACTATATTTCATTAGGTTACACACAATATACCACAACTCAAGACCCAACCTATCTCCCTT